GGACGCATTCAGATACTCCGCAGCCATCTCTCCCCTCGCCGTAGCACTGTCCCTGACGCTCGTAGCGAAGTCCTTGGCTAATGCGTACTCGATCATCTTGGAGAAGTAGATAGGCCACTCACTCTCAGGTACGTCATAGATGTAGTCGCAGTACAGAGCGGACTTACCATTCGTGTACACCTTGTCGCCATACACCTGATAGCCGGTGCTGGGGTATAACTTGATAAGTACCAGAAGGTCGGTTGGCAACTGATAGATAGACTGCCATTCGGGATCTGCAGGGACATCGGTTGTTAGTGAGATCTGCGCTTTCTTACGAGCGAAACCCCACCGATGTTTGGTTAGTTCAAACTTTACAATGTTGTCGTACAGGTTAGACCCAACCTGCTGGGCACGAGTGTTCCCGTCTAGCGTGTTGATAGGCGAATCACCAATAAGGATCAGCGCGTTACTTACTAGGTCGATCTTACTCGCCATATCTTTCCCTCAAAAAAAGAGCGGGGGGCCGAAACCCCCCACCCAAACTAGGAGTCGCCTAGCGCCGTACCAGATGCACAGTCAATCGCTGTTCCGGTGTTACTTTTCACAAACGTGACAGTAACCGCAGCAGCATCGCTATCACTTACGAAGATAACGTCGTTGACTTGCAACTCGTTGACTGCTGGCAAGAAGTAATTCGCGCCAGTAACCGTGGCGATAGAGTCAGCAGACGCATATGCGTATACCTTCTGTGCATCGCCCATCCCGCCAATACGGGAAAGTTTGCTGTAATCAAAAGCCATTGAGAGATCCTCCTTTAAGCAGTCTTGTCGTATTGAACTTTAACCAGACCACCCTCGTCGCGCACGACAGAGCCAGCTTTCAGCATACCGTTGGTCAACCAAGCAGTACGTTCAGCAATCCAGTTCACTTCGGTCTTCATGTCGATACCGATGGCGAGGCCAACAGCAGGACGTTGGAAGAACCATGAATCCACGACGTTAGCCGCTTCAGTCAAACCACCTTCGGTACGAGTCTCGATGATGATGAACTGGAAGCCCACAAGCGTGTTAACTTCACCAGCAACCAAAGCCTTAATAGCTTGGTAGTCGCCAGAAGTAGCTTTCTCATCGTTCAACAAACCACCCAGACCGCCAGCTTCGATAGCTGCAAACAACTCAGTGTTTGGTACACCCTGATCGCGCAGTTCTACCTGTGCGTCGATGACCTTAGCCATTGACAGGTTAGTACCGCCAGCAGGGATAGCAGTGGTGAGAGGGGTAGAGCCGTCCATCGCGTCGATAACCAGTTGGTCACAACGGCGACCCAAGGCACCAGCGATGGTTGAGGCAAGTTCTTGCTTCTCATCGAAGTTAACCTCGGCGGCATCAAAGATGTCCGTGTACTCAGGAGCGTTCCAGTTTGCCAGTGTGGCAGTCTTGAACTCGTGGCCCACGTCCATTGGCGTTACCAGATCAGAAGTAGACTTCTGGTTGGCAAGTCCTTTGCCCATACGTCGGAATTTGTAGGTATCACCTACTACATTGTTTCGCAGGGTAACAGCGTTCTTCAGCAAGCCCATGCCTTGGTAGGCATGTTTGACCATACTGTCAAACTCGGTTACCGCAACAGCGGATAGATTCTTTGACATTACAAGTCCTCAAAGTTGTCAAAATTAATTTAACGAGGCGTGATTGCCTCTCACTCTAAGGTCTTAAACTGAGTACCCGACAGATCGGTCAGCCCTTAACCTAAATCTGTCAGGCCCAAAAGGGGTATCCGACGGGTGTAAGATACCACATTTTTCGGTTTGTCAATAATAAATTTAGCCAAATGTCTGCGAATATGGCTTATCACCGCCAAATTCTTTCATCATCCGCTGTATTTTGGCCTCATGGTTGCGATCTACCGACCTCAATAGCTGTCCGTTCTCATCTTTCTTGAACATCTCAACCTCAATATCGCCCCATGTCATACCACCGGGTTCGATGTGTCCGTCGATAGGTAGCTTGGCCGGTGCAGTAGCGCCGATCAGTGCCTCTACCAGTTCGATAGACTCCGCGCTGTTGACCGCATAACGCACCTTCTCATAGGTTTCGTTATCGAGGTTGTTCTTCATGAACTGTTCAACAGTCTTCACGCGGTCGGTAGCGTTGTCACCTAGGCGTTGCATCTCCATTTCGGCAGATACTTCCTCAACCGCCTCACCCTGAGCGATCAACAGTTCCCATGCCTCATTGAATGAGGACTGATTCATGTTGGTCTTCTCGGCAAAGCCTTTGAGCGCGTCCATTAGTTCGTCGCCTTGCTCCACTCCCTCCGGCATTGCGTAGCCATCTTTGGGTGCGCCAGTAAAGCCGCCAAACTTCTTCTCTAATTCTGTGTATGCCTTGGCTTGGTCAGCCACGGACTTGTATTTCTCAGCCTTGTACCACTCAGGCGTGTCACCAGTGCCCTTGATTCCTTCCGTTAAGAAGTATTCACCTTCCGAGAGGGTGGGTTCTGCTGCATCAACGAGTGATGTGGGTTCATTGCTTTCAAGGGTGTCGTTTTCAACGGCCTCTGACATTCTTATCTCCAAGGATAGTTTATTACAGCCCGCTTAGGGCTTACAGGTTGGTGCTTGAGAAGGATTTGTACCAATCTCCGCTCACCGTTTAACAGCGCGAGATCGTTTACGTCTATCCAATCAACGTGTTGGTCAGATTTGCAGCAACGAAACGCCCTGAATTTGTGTACATACTCGAACTTATCAATCCCGTATTGGGTGCCTACCTTCTGTAGCCAGCCCATATCGAACTTAATCTTTTTCAGGTAGTCGGTTTCAGCGCAGACCACCTCGATCTTGCCCTTGGTTGCCCGCTTCTTGGGCTTCACTTCTTCCATTTCTTCGACTTCTTCGACTTCGCTCATACTTTCTCCGCTTGCTGGATGTAGTGGACGATCATTCTAATGACCCCCGCCTCACCGTTGTGATACGCAGCCTCATACTCTACGTTTCGTGCGCCAAGGTCAGTTGAGTTGTCTAACAGGAACTTTCGTGTCAGATCCTCCACCACCTTTTGCCCGTCTTCAGTCGCAAAGCACCGGCTATACGCCTTCGTTAATTCAGAGAAACGCTCTCTGGCCTCCGCAGCGGCCTTGTGAGCGCCCTCATTGCTACCCTCTATGCTTTCCCAAGTCATTCAACCGCCTGCAACTGGGGCTGTTGTGGGGGCATCTGGGGCTGTTGTTGAGCCATTGCTTGCTGCGCTCCGGCTTCAATAGCCTGTTGCTTCTCAGTATCGCTACGAACTAGCTCGGATGACATGCCGGTCTTCTCAGCAACGTAGCTTCCGAAGTCCTCGATCTTGAACGACGTAGCAATCAGGTCAGGCCCAGCGTTAGCTGCGACGAACTGCACCGCTTGTTGTAGCGACAACAGGTCTTCACCATCCTGAGCACGGGCGAGGGGGGATGTGAACTTCACTTCGACGTCCTTACCGTCCAACTCAATCGGCATAATCAGGCCGCGACGTGTCAGGATCGACACCACCCTCTTGAGGATAGGTATCAGCACCTCAGTCTGCAGCCGTCCGAATGCGGAACCGATGCGCTTCGCTAGTTCTCGACTCTCGATGGCGATCTCGGTAGCTGTACGGACAGGCCCAGCAGGGTCTCTCAGGTCGTTGAACAGCGCCAGCTTGATGGCGTTCTGCAGTTCTGTGATCTCAAACTGTGCAAGCCCGAGATTCGTCCCTGTGTCCAAACGCATGATCGACGGGTTGCTGGTGTTGTTCGATCCGACAGGGATGACAACGCCCGGCGCGATGGTCAGGTTGTACGGGTTGGTCACACCATCATCGGTTGCTGTGTACATACCAGCCAAGTCGATAGCCGCCTTCTGCAAGACAAACTCTTTGGCCTTGTTCAGACTGCGTACATCGGGCAGACATTGCATTGCAGGCCCACGACCACGCACTTCACCGGCTACCTTAGTGTATCGACCAGTTACCCAAGGCGATGTTTCACCAAAGTCTTCGATCCATGAAAAGCGATCCTCGTCGTTCACCCACAAGCAACCGTAGTACCGCTTTGCTTTTGGCTCGAACACCACACCCTCACACACTTTGAGGTCAGCATCGGGTGAATTCTCGATGATTGCGCGTACAGTCTCGGAGACTTCAACGCCACGCCACATCCGCTCAAGCAACCGAGCCTTCACACTGAACCTGCGCCAGTGCGTTTCGATGTTTCCGAATGGCCCTTCCTCAAACGCGATACCCTTTTGGGGTATACAGTGGAAGACAATAGGGTTCATGTCATCGTCGGTTTCGTCGATGCGGAGCGTGGCAGTACCGATCAGCAGATCCAGCGCAGCCTCATAGAACTGCGTCCCGAAGTTACTTCTGTTGATGTAGTCAAAGACGATATTGCCCTGCTTGTCGAGGTTCTCGCGCACCTGTTGCTCGGTGACACCCACGTCACCTTGTTCGAGTAGCTCCAACACCTCGTTGCTGGGTTGGAATGCGGCCCATCTAGCTTGGATAGGCGCGATGTTTTCCTGCAACTTACTAGCAGCCTGTTGAATGGCGGTGAGAGAGGTCGAATCAAAGATACGATCCATCTTTTTCTGACCCGTGTTCTGCGTCTCGAACAGGTTGCGCTGAGGCAAGAAGTATTCATACACGTCGGA